AAGTGTAGCTGTTGGAACGTATAACGGCAATACGGCTTACGCTGCCTCTAATGCTTCAACCTTACCTATAAGTTCTTGTACAGCAGCTACAAGTAAAGGTACAAGTTTACTTTGATCTATTCCTTGATATTTGGGTACAGTTTCCTTTACATCTCCAACTTTTTTACCAGATGGGATTGTATCTTCTTCTGTATATAAAACATTTTCTGTTTCATCTTTTGTACCTGATACTGCTTCTGGTACAACTTGTTGTGCTTCATGTGCAAAAAATCCATCAACTGTTGTGCTTGCATCAGCCTTAAAATTAAATCTATATGGTTTTAATTGTTTTAATCTTGTAATTCCGTCAGAAATAACTACTTCATTTTCCTTTAATCTATAATCTGAAGTTTCTTCATAACTTGTACCACTACCACTTGTAGATATTTTTCCAACTACTCCATTGCCATTTATAAAGATAATATTATTTGCATTTGAAGTGGACGAGCCATTTGAAAATAAAGTACCAGTGCTTGAGTTACCTATCATTACCCCTCTATTACTTGAACTTGGGTCATTACCAAAGTCTTCACACTTTATTCGTAGTACGCCAGTGCCACTAATTCTCATACATTCACTATCTGTATTTGTTTGACCTGTGCTATTCTGTCTATTTGTAAATTGTATAAAACTTCTAGCTCCAACAGAATCATTTGATCGCCAAAATAAACCTCCACAAATACCAGTACCAGAGCCAGAAGCATCTGATTTAAATATTTTCATACCAGCTATTAATTGATCTGAAACTAACTGAGTATCAGTGTTTGTAAATGATATAAGTGGTTCGGATGAGTGAGAAATATGAAGGATTGAATCAGGCGATGTAACTCCGATACCTACGTTTCCAGATGAATTTATACGCATTTTTTCGCTAGATCCATCAACTCGGAATCTTATACTTGAACTTGATGTAGTATTATCTCTGTCAGCAACAATAAATAAATTGCCATTATCAGAAAACAAAGCTGCGTCAGTATTATTTGAGGTATCTTGAAATTCTAAAATTCCAGCTCCTGTACCTGACGCACCAGAAATTATTAGTTTTTTATGCTCAGATTCATTTCCAATCGTAGTTGTACCAATACCTACGTTTCCAGACGAATCTATACGCATACTGGTGTCAATAGTACTTCCGTCATAACGTCTGAAATCAATAAATCCATCAGAAGAACCATTTCTAGAAGTAAATATTAGAGTGTCACCTGCGAAATCTATATTTCCATAAGCGTTTGTACCACTGGTATCAACTAACTGTATTCCCGGATCATCTGCTCTTATGTCAAGCATTACTTCCGGTGCTGATGTGCCAATTCCAATTTTTCCTGCTGATGTTATACGCACACGTTCTGAACCACCAGTTGTAAAACCTATAACATTTGAACCTGGTAGAAACATTCCTGTATCAATGTCATCTGAGTTGGAAAAACTAGGTGTACCAGCAGCCGATAATGCAGATCTTAGTCTTGCTCCATTAGTTCCTTTACCTTCAAAAATATTTGCACCACTTTCAAACGAATTTACAGTAAGAAATTTAATATTATTACATTGTAAAGTACCTGCAACATGAAGGAGGTTGCTTGGACTTGTTGTACCTATACCTACGTTTCCAGACGCATTTATACGCATCCTTTCACTGCCATAACCATCTTTAGTTGTAGCACCAGTTCTAAAACCCATGTCACCTGCACCAAGGTTTTCAATACTAATATTTGTAGTCGAACCACCTGATTCACTTGCTAAAAACAGAGGAACAGAGGCACTTGATGTAGTATTTGTGTTATAAGCTAAAAGACCTTTATTTACTGTTGATTGTTCAACATGAAGAGGTTGTGAAGGAGATGTTGTACCTATACCTACGTTTCCACCAGAAAGAATACGCATACGTTCACCGCCAGCAACTATAAGCCTCATAAAATCGCTATTGTGATCGTACTCAACTACACCCCTTTGAGAGCCACCTGAATCTCCAAAATTTATACCTCCAGAACCAGTAGTCCCAGACATAATATCTATAAAAGTATGATCGCTATCTTCAAATACAGCAGCACAATGAGCATAAGCAGAAGCACCAGAATCAGCTACTTTTACATGAAATTTAGCTAAAGGCGAAGATTCATTTATACCTATTTTTCCAGAAGAGTCTATTCTTAATCTTTCGGTAGGAGAAGCAGCACCATCAGCCGTTGTACTAAATACTAAACGACCTGGCATATCATCGGCTCCAGGTGTACCATCAACAGCAGCTTGAATTGTAGCAGCATTAGTATTTGAGTTTGTGCCATCATTTCCACAAAATCTTAAAATTCCAAGCTGATCTCCACTATTAACAACTACATCAGCACCAACAGCACTGCCTCTAGTTTTATTAAAAACAAAACTACAACCACCATTATCAGCAGAGTTTCTTGATAAAGTCATTGAAGAATTAGCACTACTTGTTCCTTCAATTTGTAAAACTCCAGCAACACCGCCAGGGGATCTTGCACTAGATGTTCCAATAAGCAAACGACCTAAACTCGTAACCCTTAATCTTTCACTACCACCAGTTTCAACAGAAACAGTATCAGCAGCAGGAAATCTTACAGCAGTATTTGTATCTCCAGCATGAATTATCTTATCTGCAATAGTTAAATCACTTGTAGATGTAATAGCTCCAGTAACAGCTAACGTACCAACAACACTGACCCCAGTATCAGCAGTTAATCTTGTTGTCCCTCCAGCAGACAAGCTAACAGTATTCGTTCCACCAAATATTCCACTATCACTATCTCCAAAATTTATAGCAGGTGCAGAGTTACTACCAGCAGTTGCTGTTAAAACACCTGTCATCGTACTACCAGCTTTTGCTACATAGTTAGTATTTGATGTGGTGCGTTCTGCAACTGTTACCGCATTTAATCCAGCAGGGGTTACAACTCTATTTGTTGCAGTTCCAGTTGTTGTTTCAGTATTAGTAGCTAATTCAGATATACCCGAAACTGTAGTTGTAGCAGTAGGTGTAGTAACAGATCCTGGACCAAATATTTTTACAATCGTATTATCACTGGCTCGCATAAAGCCACCAATGCTATTTATATTTCCATTTACAGCTAGTTCACCAACTTCAGGTAAATCAGATGTACTAGGAGTACTATCCTGTACAACACTATTCTTTAATTTAATTTGAATCGACATAGTTTACCTAGACTTAATTAAAGGATACATCAATTTAGTAAGTTCCTCCACTTAATGCAGAAACATTTTGAAAAGAGCCACCAGATTGTAGTACTAATATTTGACCAGTTGTTGGACTACTAATTGTAACGTCAGATAAGTCATTCAAACTGGATACACTACCAGGTCCAGATAAGGTGTCAATTCTATCCCAATCATTTAATCCCATACATAAACACCAATCCCCTGCGTCAAAACTTGTTGCTGGTACAACTGCTGTTCCGTTTCCAGGGGTAACACAAACAAAATAAGCACCAGTTAATGCTGCTGTACCTGCTGGTATTGCGTTACCTACACTGAAACCTGCTGAAACTCCAAAGGTTGTAAGTGTTACTATCAAACCATTTGTTGCGTTAAATGTACCGCAGAATCTAAGGTTTTCTTCTGATAATCTTCCAAAACCAACAGAGAAGAAACTGTTGCCATTAAATATTCTTAGCTGTCCTGTAGATTCTTGCAACCAAAAAACACCAGTAGGTAAGTCAGATATATCAGGTGATGCCTCTTGTATAAATCCAGTAGATAAGTTTGCTAACTTGTCCATTGTTATGGAGTCATTAGCTAAGAAATTTGTACCGAAAGTACCAGTAGTAATTTTTGTAGTAGCTAAATCAGGAATATCACCTGCAACTAGGTCTGTGCCTGCGGTAACAAAACCTTGAGCTGATACTGTAACTTTTGGATATGTACCTGCTGTTACACCACTATTTGCAATAGATAAAACACCTGTTCCAGAAATTGCTAAAGGAGCAGAAGCAACTGGTATTGATACAGCACCAACAGCAGATGCAGTAGCTACAGGTAAATCACCTGCTGCCAAAGCAGCCGTTGCTGTAATTAAACCTTGATCGTTGAAAGTTATACCTGATCTAGTTGCAGCAGTAATAGCATTATCTATTGATAGTGCACCTGCTGCTGTAACAGCCAAACCACCTGTTGATGGTACGCTTACACCTCCAACTGCTGATGCTGTAGCTTCTGGTATATCACTTGCAACTAATGCTGCTGTAGATGTTATTAATCCTTGTGCATTATAAGTAATACCATTTCTTGCAGATGCTCCACCTGCAACTGCATTATTAATTCCTAAATTACCTGATGCTACATTTAATGACCTATCAATATTTGCTGTATTTAACTTAGCTGCTGTAATAGTTGCATCTGTAATTTTTGTACCTGAGACACCTGAGATTTTACCGTCAGTGACAGCAGAGTTAGCTATAGCAGCCGTATCAACAGCATTATCAGCTAATTCACTAGAACCAACAGCATTTGCAGCTATTTGTGTAGCAGTTATTGTATCATCAGCAATTTTGGCAGCAGTAACAGCATTGTTAGCCAACTTATCTGTAGTAACATTTAAATCGGTAATTTTTAAAGTTGTTACAGCGTCAGTTGCAATAGCTCCGCTATCTACTGCGTTATCAGCAAGTTCTGATGATCCAATGGCATTAGCAGCAATATTTCCAGCAGTAATTGTATCAGAAGCAATTTTTGCACCTGTTACAGCAGTATTGGCAATAGCAGCATTGTCTACTGCGTTATCTGCTAATTCATTTGCAGTTACAGAATTATTGGCAAGTTGAGTAGCAGTAACAGAAGCAGATGTTAATTTTGCTCCTGGAATATCGCCATCACTAAAATTAGTTTTTGCAAAAGTAACAGCACTATCAGCTATTTTTGCAGTTGTCACAGACGTTGCTGCTAATTTATCTGTTGTTACATTTAAATTTGTTATTGCATCTGTATCGACAGCATTATCTGCAAGCTCACTAGAAGTTATGGCATTTGCTGCTATCTGTGTAGCTGTTATCGTATCATTTGCTAATTTCGCTCCAGTTATAGTCGCATCTGTGATCTTTACGTTTGTTACAGCATTATTAGCTAAAGTTGCATTAACAATTTGACCTGCTGTTAATGGATAACTAAGTGCTGTAGCTGGTATTGATGCTGCATCTACTAATCCAAAAGCACCTTGTACTAAATTCTTTGCAGTTATCTTTTTTGTTTCTGTTGCACTGACATCAGCAACCGCAATCGGATCTGTGGCTTGTAAATTAGCTGAACTTAATTCTGGTAATTGTGTAATCTGTAAATCAGCCATGTCAATTCACTTTTAAGTACATCATAAATCTAAATTTAAGGATCTTCAAGTAAAATACCATCGCCATCCTCTTGCAATATCTTATCACTACTTTCTAATAACAAGAATGATGGTGGAACTCCATTATGTAGTCTTATCTCGCTATTTGTTATAAATTCTATCCGTGCTTCTACCAAACCACTAGCTGGTACGTTAATAGCAACATTAGTAACAACGCACATTGATTGATACCAAACGCTGTTTGTAGTTTGACTTGGATCGTGATAAACATAAAATCTTCCTTCAAAGTCTGCTCCCTGCTGCATCCGTACCAATAACTGACTTAGATAAACAGGAAATTCTGGACTTGCAAAACCAGGTGTATCATTTTGAAAATTTCTATGTTGCCATATTGTTTGTATTGTTCCCTGTCCTGATATAAGACCATTTTCATATTGCCTTCTAAACTCTTCTCCTAAATTAGTAATATCAACAGTATCTCTTGTTGTTGTAATTTCAAATTCAGTAATCTTCGCAAGCGGTCTAAATCTAGTATTTCTGGTGCGTATTAATATATCTTTTGTAGAAGATGGTGTAGTTAGCGTTAGTGCATCTGTTACTTCACCAGCTAAAGCAGTCGCAAAGCTGTTATATAGCTTAATTCCACCCATATCATCAATATGAATATATTTACGAAGATCAGGAAAACTATGCCCAGACAATAATTCTAAATTACTTCCATCAACTGTTTCTATTTCAATTTGATCTCCTGTGATTAACGAACCATTAACATTTTCAACGGAAAATCTTTTTTTAGTTGTATTAACGTCAGCAGGGTTTAAAGATGTTCCTATTTCAGAATTTAAGGCATCACGTTTTAGCTCAATAAAACCTGTCGATCCAAAATAAATAGACATTTACAAAGCAAGGCCAGTAGGTGCTCCATTTACTTCAAAACTAATATCTGCTGCTGTAACTTCTCCAACTGAACTTGTCATAGTGAAACTCGTTGGTATAGCTTGAAACTCTATAAATCTACCAGCAGTAGAGCCATCTTTTATTCTTAGCTTAAACGTCATAGCAGTACTTTCTGCATTACTACCATCACCTGCACCATTACCAGTTTTAATAATATTATTAATTAAGGTACTAAGCTGACCAGAAGCTACCCCAACAGCCGCTTGGTAATAATAAATACTTGCACTACCTGTATAACTTCTTGTGCCATGAATAATTGTTCTATCAGTATCTTCTAAAGAAACAGTTTCTAAAACTGCTTGGTTCATACTAAAAGACCATGATCTAACTTTAGCAACTTTCGTATCATCTATTAGTAATTCACCTTCTTTACCAGAATAAAAGCCAGACATTGTTTTAGTTTAATTTTAAATACATTCTAATCCCCATCGAGGCAAGCGACAAATTTACATTGCACATTTGATCTGTTTGGTCTGACACTTGTAACAGTAGGAGGGCCATCAAATCTATATCTTAACAGAAGTTTTCCAGTACCATCACTAACTCTGACTTTATCAAATAAAACACTGTCATCTGTATCAGGAACAGGAAAAGTAATCCCTGCTAGGGCATCGCCACCATGAAATTCGAGATGGTCATAAGTAGAATTTACCTCATCGTATTTATCCAAAATTAAATTTACATCTGCATCACTAAGATTTGTAAATCCTAAAGTTAGTTTTGCATCTACTTGTTTATTACCATATCTAAGAACAGTTTTTGCACCATTCTGTGCAACAAATTCTACTTGTGGATACCTTCCAGCAGTAAAAGTTCTAGAGGAAGGTTTTATAGGTGGAAAAAGTAAGCCCATTACATACCTATGAAATCAAGTTCAGTATAGTTTATTGTAGCAAGACTTCCATCAGATAAAAGAGGTGCATGACTTGCTGACACTTCAACTAATCCTTCTTCTGTGTATGTAAGAGATTCAATTTTATATAATCTATTTGATTCGCTTGTTTGTTTTACGGTAAAAACAGACCCATATAAATTAGAATTTGTAGTTGTACCATTTGCAGTGACAGTAAGCTTTGCTTCTTTTACTTCGTTTGTACCTGGTTTCCAATGATAAATGGGCGTGTCACTTAAAGTACTGTTGCCCACACTTTGCACAAGTCCATCAGGAGAAATAACACCATTTTCAAATCTACTTGTATGAGTAGCTTCTGAAATAAATCTCATATAAGTGCCGGGTGCTAAACCTGCCGCAGCTTGAGGAGTAGTTTCAAACTTTATGCCATGATCTACTTTTTTTCTTATCATTAAGGCATGCTGTAAAAAATCTTCAGCATGGTTTTGACTTGTACAAAAATCAGACATATCAAACACTTCTGTTGGTAACTTTTCTATTTGTTCAAGTGATAAAAATTCATCTTCGGCAACTGCCTTAGTAAGTGATTCAGTTTCAGAAAACCCATTTGGTACTTCTCTTCTGTAATAAACTGTGCCGATAAAATTCTGGCGTTCTTCAGGGGATAAAAAACTAACTTTTAAATTTCTTGTATTTCCGTCAGTAAATAAAGCACGAACGTGCGGTTTAGATGTTTTGTTTATTTTAAAAGTATCAGGAAAATATGGAACAGAAGGAAATAGTGAAAATTTCCCACCAAGAATTGTAAAATCTAAAAAATTAAATATTGCATTTTGGTATATAAATTCTCTTACGTTTTGTTTTTCTGTAATAACACCATCCCAATAAAATCTATTGGCTTCACAAAATTTAGCAGCAATTGTCATTCTATCTTTATCAACAGAACTTACACCAATAGAATTTGCAAGGCCAAATCTTCTCTCTGTCAACAACGCATATACAATTTCTGGAAATAAATTTGTTGCACCAGTTGTATTATCTATTAATCTTTTAACTTTAATGCCTTTTTTTATATATGCAGAAAATTGAGAAAAGCTGTTCCATTCTTTTGAACTGCTAAGACGTAAAGCAACATTTGCAATACCAGCATTGTTTGTAGCGTATGGCGGTGGAGCACCCAAACTACTCTGTTCATTTACATAAACAATTTCATGCTCTGGCCCGTCTTGATGACTACTACGTTCTGAATCATATTGGTAATAATCTGCAATGGCATCAAAAGGATTTAAATTTTTACCCTCAGGCCAAGGCTCTGTTACAAATTCACTAAAATCAGTAACTATATCAATACCATTTTCACCGGGAAAATCGCCTGTAGCTGGTATGTTTATTTGGTCGTCATCTTTATAACCACTACCTCTTTCTCCTTCAGCTATTTCCCATTCAGCAGCAGCATATTGATTGTTTTTTGGGTCTAAATAAACTTTAATGTTTACTTTTAAACCAGAACCACTGCCACCTGTTGTTGAAATATTTTTATGTACTACAGGTTCCACGTTAGCAGTTTTCATTTCATATTTGATTATTCCGTAATATTCACCACGCCTATTTTTTGGTTTACCTGTAAAAGTTTGTATATGCGGACCAACACCATATCTAAATCCGTCACTTTGATCTATATAAGGGTGAGTGTAAGGGTCTCCAATAGTAATAGTACTTGGGTTTCTTAAAGGAAAATTAATTGTTTTATTTCGATTGCCAAAATAATCTCTCCAATGAGGTGGACTATCTTTTTCACTCCATACCCAAGTACTACCACCATTTTGAGGTTTATAAAAGATAACAGCTTCATTTCTTAAATTTGCATCCATATTTGATGTTCTTCTCTCTACTTCAATCCATCTTGTAGATTTTGGTATTGTTCCTTGAATAGTTTGTAGCAACTTATTTACTTTGCCTCCATCCACATCAGTTGGTAAGTCTCCTAAATACCACTCTGTATTTGATACATCTCCACTTACAAGTTTTTCTCTAGTACCTTTATAATAAATTGTATAAATTTCATCGTTTGGTTTTTCAGTATAAGAATGTAATTCACCAGCAGCATTTAATATTCTTACAAATTTATTTTGGTCAACAAAACCTCTTTTAATTAAATTGCCGGGGTAAGGTAAAAACCTAAATTCATATTCTTTTTTTGGTGTGCTGTGGTGATTAATTCTTATAAAATTATATTGTGGTTGCGGTGAATTACCTTTAATACCAAAAACTTCTCCCCCATCTATAAAATTCCAATCAGCATCAACAATACCAGCTACCCTTGCCTGTAACCTAAAAAAACTATACCTCATAATGTACTTGCTCATTGGACCAAGTGAAATACTGCCATCATCATCTTGATACCTTTTAACAACGCCTTTCGTACTATCTTGAGGTACTCCTTTCATTTCAACCGCACCGGGGTGGCTATTAACGTTTGGAAAACTTGTAATCTGTTTAAATACTTTTGACTTCAACCCTATTTCCGTAACATCACAAGCTTTACTATTACTAATCGTTCCAATAGCAACTTTTTGTAACGTAAGTAATTCATATCCTTTATGAGCAGCTTTTAAATTTGCTGTGCCTGTTCTAACATCAACAATTCCTGTATAATCGCATTTAAAATAAGCATTTTGATATATTTTAGACTTCCAAGTTGTATTACTTCTATCTATACAAACCACTAAAGCAGAACCAGCCAAATAAGATTCACCTATTTGAATAGCATCGTCAGCTTCTTCCCTTGTTGCATCAACAGCAGACTTTACATCTTCTACTCCCCAAGGTTCAAAATCATCTTTAAATTCTTCTTCTGTATCAAAATCTGCAATAGTATATCTTATCGTGTCATCTGCGTTTAAATTTTTACTGGTTGCATTTTCTTTTACATCATTAATTGCGTAAAAAGAACAATATCTTGGAAAATTTGTTCTTATTTTTTGTCTTTTTTTAGTTATATCTTTTCTGTTTCTATCTTTTAAATTCTTTTGTTTTAAAACTAATTCATAAGGAAGCCTATACCTCATAGAGTTTGGCATGGGAGAATAAGCTCCAAACTGGACTTGTGTATTAGGAGTTCTTGCACTACTGACAATAGTATCTATAGCACCAAGGTTTTCATCCCAATCAACAGACATTACATCTTCAAATACACTACCTTGTCTATCTATTTGAGGTTCTAGCTTTCCTTCTGGATATCTTTCTTCTCTTTCCTGTGGTCTACCACCATCGGTCATTATATAAAGTGCTAATTTTTTATTTATATAATTTTTTAGAAGTAAGTCACCTATGGCATAACCTGCAAAATCAGGTTTAGCTGCTAAATCTGCCAGACCAATCATAAATAATGCTTTTAACTGTTGACCTGAGCCAAGGCTTAACATCTGCGACCATAATAATCTTGTATTAACACGAACACCTCCGTAATAAAATTTATAATCTCCGTCAATTTCTGTTTCTTGTTTAGTAAAAACAAGCGGTACTATTTCACCAAGATTTGCTAATTCCTGTACTGAATTGAAACCTGTCTGTGGTGCAAATCTTTTTGGACCTGTTTGACCAGCAGTTGTAAGACTAGGAGGAGTTTTTGGTGCTCTAGGCTTCGGTGTTAATAAAACAGAAACAAGAGTAAGAACAATACCTAAAACTATTTGGGTTGCAACTTGACTAGCACCTATAGCAGAAATTATGCCTGATATTGCTGGCATATTAATGATATAAGGAATATCATCATATTCTTTAGGCCTTTTACCGTTATATGCCTGCGTTAACCCTATAAAATAAAAATATTCATCTTCAGTTATACCTAGTATTTCACATAATTCGATTTCTGCGGGGAGTAACACCCTACTACCGGCAGGCCGTCTAAAGGACTCCATCTTACCTC